ATTTCGCGCAATGTGACATTTGATGAAGTCAATGCAGCGGTAAATGAATACTCAGTTGCGGTCACGACTGTGTGGGTCGCCGTGAACGGTGCTGGAAGACCAGTCACAATAATTGACTGACCTGCAACAAAATGGTGGCTTCGCTGGGTGTAAAAATAAGCCACGTTTGATTCAAGTTTGTATGACTGAATTGCTGAAGTGTTAGCAACCAGCATTGGCAAAATTACGGCTTCTGAGGTGTTAATTATTTCGTCAAGATAACTGTCACTGTATAAGGAAACGCTCACGCCCAGCACTGTTCGCAGTTGACTTGCGGTGACAATACTAGGCATGAGCGTTCCTTTCGATCGGCTGCGGCGAGATCGGGAGAACCCGCCGCATGATTAGTTGGGGTTAGTTATCAGGTCTTGTTTACGCCGAACGCGCCAGCGCCAATCTTTGTCGCCACCGCACCAAATGAATAAACGCCGACTGTAATTGAACCGTCAGCGGTTGATTCTGCGCGCAACTGGTATGAAGTACCTTCGTACCATGTGTATGCATCTGGGTTGATGATCATGATTGAATCATCAATGTCTGTTGTTGCTGAAGTGTTTGCAGTAACGTAGAGATCAAGTCCGGCAACGCGTCCACGCAATGAACCAGGTGTTGCTGATCCTGGTTGATTCATTGGGTTTGTTACTTCGTTGTAGATTGGGCGACCTGAATCATTTAGTGACATGAGGTTTGACCACTGTGAAGTGTTTACCAAAATGTTGCGTGCAAATGGATTTGCAAGGCCTGCAGTTGCAGCATAAACACTTGCTGAACCGCGTGCGATAACACCTAGCAATTCGGCTGCAGTTGGGTATGTTGCAATTGAAGTTGAATCGGCAGTTGCTCCTGCAACTAACTGATCGTTTGCATACTTATCTTGTGCCTTAGCCATTGCCGCGACCATATTACGAAGTAACTCATCATAAAAGAGGGGACTTGTTCTAGTGAGCAGTTCGACTGAAAATTTTTGTTGCCCCGCAAATTTCTTAACGTCAACTGACAAGAACGCACTGTTCTGATCTGTTTCGTTGAATGCTGCGTCTTCGGCAACAACTGCAACTGTTGGTGCAACTGTGATCTTTGGAATTTCGAAAGTCATTCCCGCGTCAGGCAATGTGCCGCGTGAGATTGCTTCAATGCTTGGACGGATTGTTGTTGATAGTCCGTTGATAACTTCTGAAAGTTGGCGTGTTGGTACTAAGCCAGCATTGTCAGTTGTGTTGTCAGCTGCTAGAACGTACTGACGTGCATTCTCGTCACCTGTTGCAGCAAGAACCTTGTTTTCAAGGTACTTAGCAGCAGTTAGTTCAATGCGTGGTGCTGATTTGAAACCACCGACTGCATTCGCAGTTGCGGTGATTGACTGGGCGGCTTCAACCGTTTCGGCGGTTGCAGCGTCTTTGACGGTGTCTTCCACTTTGTCTTCTCCTTCTGTTGGTGTTGGTGCTTCAGTTTCGGTTGTCGAATCTGAAATTTCGTCTTCTGTTGCGGCGACTGATTCCACGCGGGCTGAACGAATGGCGGGTTCTGACGTCAAGGCGACCCCAGTGAGTTCACCCGCCAGAATGCGAACCGTGCCGTCCTTCAGGGTTTCGTATTCGTCGAATGAAACTTCAACGCTGAAACCGTCGCGCAAACCTTCCTGGGCTTCAACCAATGCGTCATTTCCCGCAGTTGTTTCGGCAATTTTGAAAGTTGCGTCAATGCCTTTGTCGGTTGATTCAATTGAAAGTGTTTTGCCAATTCGACGTGTACGGTCATGTTCTAGGTTAAGCAAAACGGCGGTTGGTTCGATCGAACCAGCAGCAAATTGAACCTTGCCGATTGAAGCATTGCCTGTTTCTTCAAACGTGACAATGCGGCCTGTGATTGTGCGACTGTTGGAATCTGCCGCAGTGATTTGCATTGGTGTGATGACTTTCTTCATAGCAGCATGTCTTCTTCCTCGCGTATTTCTTCGACCGACATTGCGCCGATTCGATTTAAGATTTCGTAAACCTGGGCACGCTCATAAGGATTGCCACGCAAGAAATCATCAAGGTCAAATGACACGCGATTGCCTGCGGGCGTAAAATCTGCAAACGATAAACGTTGTTCAATAATCGACATGTAATTTCTAAACGCGAAATCGACGAGGTCGCGCCTCTTGTCTAAGGCGTTGGAATAAGTGAAACTTGATTGCTGGGAATCAGTGAAATAGGCAGGTAACCCGCACGCGCGTGAAAGTTCTAGCGCGACGTAATTCCGGGCTTCGTTCAGCTGCAAATTCTTCGGGTCATAACCCAATGTTTCCAATGTGACGTCAGCATTCAAAAATGCAGTTGACTTGTTCGCTCGCGCAGTGCGCCAGGCGGTGAGCAACTTTGAAACGCGATCTGCTGGCAATGATGTGCCATTTGATTTCAAAACCATTTGTGGAATTGGTTCGACTGCAAAATTCATTGCTGCGCGTTCTAGTGCTGCGGCGGCCTTAATCGTGCGACCTGCGCGACTGAGCAAACCTTCTTGCGTACCCTGAAAAACAACTAGGTTTGTTGGGTCGACGTAGGCGCCGTCAATTTGATAAGAAACAATTTCATAACCCATGCCGTTTGTTTGAATGGTTACGCGCTCAGGTGCAATTCGTTCCATTGCACGAATTTTTCCTGTGTCAGCGTACCGTTCCATAACGTATGCGTAAGCATTCGGAAAAAAGAACAAATCTGAAATAATCCATGACCAAAACGTTGTCCCTGGAATGCGTGGGTCAGGTTGATTAATTACGCGCGGTTGTGTCACCTTTTCGCCAGTGGCTTCATTGCGTGTGTGCATTGGAAGTGAAGCAACGGTCTGAATAATTCCTAGCGCGCGGGCGCATGTAGGGACGCTCATTGCTTCGGCACGCGAAGCCGTAATTACGCCGCCAAATAGAAATAGATTTCCTACTTCACTGTAATACGGCGCAATTGCAGCTGCGTCCACGTTGCTGGCTTCAACTGGAACGGCAGCCGTAGCCTTACGCGTGAATGAATCAAATAATCCCATGCCCTAATTGTGTCAGGGTTATAAGTTCAACCAACCATGATGTCAAGATCATTCTCTGGGCGTGTCGCGAAGTGTGTTGCGAGGGCAACGGCCACTGCAGCGCACACGACCGATTGTGACGCCCTTCGACCTATAACCCAGCCGCCGTCCCCACGACGAAGTTGCACGGCAGCCAAAACTTCTTCCGAAAGTTGGCTTTGCCCCCTGTGCTTCAACCTACCGCTATTGATCGCACTGAGCATTTCATCACACGCCTGCGGGTAAACGCCGTCCATGTCGAAAATTGGAATGCCAGCAGGTGCCAGGCGTGCAGCCACCGCTGCGCTGGTCTTGCGACTGTAAAGAACGTATTCGGTTGGGTATTTGCGCGCATAATCTGCCAGGTCGTTGGCAATTGCCTTGTCATCAAGTTGCAGATCGTTTTGCCAGGTGTGAAGCAACTTCACCACAAATTGTTCATTGCCGATTTTCTGGGCGCCAACCAAACTGGCGTGTTTTCTGTCTGGGCTAAGATCAATTGCCAGCCAGGTCAATTTGTCAATGTCTAGGTCAATGGACTTGTCCAGGCAGTTACCCCACGAAGCCGCGTCCACCGCGCTATTGATCGCCACGACCCAACGGCACAAAACTTCGGTCATGACCACGTCAGGCGGGTCATTTAAAACGCTTTTGATATTATCGGCATGGATAAGTCTGCCCATTGACGGGTTGGCGTGCCTTGCGTTTTCAACGCTAATCTCGTCCGTCGGGGCTGACCATTCGAAATACCCAATGTCGTCAGCAACGCCTGCGATCGAAGCCAACGCGCGGTCGCGGAACTGGTTCAAAACGACCGACGACGAATCACCCGCATTCGTATACGCCATGACCATTGGGTTGGTGGCAGCCATAAGGGTGTAGCGCAGCGAAGCGAAACTTTCAATATCTGTCATTTCGCGCAATTCGTCCAGGTGGATTGTCGACGGCCTGGAAACGCCACGCGCTGCCGAACCACCAGCCCGCACAATAAACCGATTTCCTGTGATTGTTTCAATTTCTTCACCGCCATGTTGCCAGCGAATCTTCTTGACCTGTTTCGCCAACGATTCATTTTTTTCAATGATCTGAACCATTGCCCTAAATTGTTCCAGTGAAGTTGAAAGTCTGTGTGCTGACCCAATTTGCAGATTTTCTTCCCATAAGAACAACCCGCCTAGAATCCTGATCAGCTGCAGAAACGATTTTCCGTTTTGTCTGGCTACGACAACGCAATTCACGGGGGTCGACCACCTACCGTCTGGCTTAACTTTGTGAGTGTGGATGAGCGCAAATTTTTGCCATTCCATGAGATCAATGCCCAGACTTGACGCCAGATCGATCAATTCACCCCCGCGTGAAGGTAAATCGTTAAGTGGCGTGTGGATTCTGGGCGTTTGAACGCCAAATAGGGCGTTTTCCTGATCTGTGTCCCTACCCAAAACCGTTTGAGGGCTATTGAGGGCTTCTGAGGGCATTTGGTGACCTTTCAAGGCCACTTCAGTCGTCTTCATGGCTTCTTGAATCGTTTTTGGGGGAAATTAAACCAG